ATTCCCCACATCCACATATAACCAAAGTCTTTTAGCTCGTTATACATTTGTAGCCCTTCTATGCTCACGCTTTGTGGCATAGCAGTAGTGTGCCATCTGTGTATGACTTTGTGGATTATTTAGTGGGTTTTTTGTATAACGATTAGATAACGTTATCCGTAGTACTTGCCAAGTGCTGTAAATGAGCCGTCCTTATTCACTGGCACTAACGTTGGTGTTAGTGTCTTACCTACGGCTTCAAGTATAGCAAACCCCATCTGCCAATTCGCGGCAGAATAGCGCAAATAAGAGGCTTTCTTGCGATCCATTAGATTACCTACCTCGACCCCATATAAAGGCCTGTAATGGCTTCCTAAGGCCTCTGAATAGGCACTCATACCCAACCTGTGGCTGTGGCCAGAGATGACCGATTTACCCCATTTTTTAGCCAGGTTAAGAGCTGTTATTCCAGCGTGTTGGCTCATATTGCCTTCATCACCGTGGGCTAATACCCAGCCAGGATGGAACTCATAAGCTGTTCTGTGGTACTCCATACCCATTTCGGCAAATCCCATAAACTTTGGGTATTGCAATTCTGGCAATGAGATTAAGCCAGGTACTTTTAATAATGTGTTGTATAGGCGGTCGCTGTGGTTGCTGCGGATAATGTGCATCTCACGGCTGTACTCACCTAGATCCCAGAGGATCTCCTTGCATAGCTCACGATCTTGGTGAATGGTCTGCTCATAAGCCAAAGGTGTTTTTTCACTCCAACGGCTAATGGTTTGAAAATCAATTTCATCCCCGACCACCAATACAGAATCAAACTTCTCCTTGCGTGCTAACTTGATTACATTCTTTACAGCTGCCTCGTGATGATAAGGCACTTGTAGATCTGATATTACTAGCCAACGCTTAATCGTCGTCCTCATCTGGAGTAGGGATACGTGGGATAATGCCTTTGTCGCCTACTACCCAATCAGGCATAGACTCTGGGCTATCCATTAGATACAGCGCAACAGACTCACTAAAGCCAGCCTTGCGTGCAGCTTTATACATTTCGTGCTTGGCAATATAAAACACTTCAAGCTTAGATAATGGCTCTGGAGTTTTGCGGACTCTGCGCCTGTTTATCTTCTTGCGCTTGCGTGTAGTTGCCATAATAAAATTATCGCTTACTGATTAAGACAAAGAGATCATCGACACGCTGTTCTAATCGTGTTAATTGATCTTTCATAGATGAGCCACCATTAGGGCGCAACTCATTAAGCCAGCCTCTAACTAGAAAACGTAATCCTATTAGCACGCCTGATAGCACGGCGATAACGCCTGCGGCAAAACCAGCCCATTCCGCTGGACTCATTTCGCATCAGCACCGAGGCCATAGGCACTATCGGATTTATCTAAAGCCCTAACCGCCGGACCTGCAAGAGCTGAAATAACTACAGCTACAACAGGATCTAAACCTAATTCATTACTTGCTAAGAATGTTAAGAATGATACTAATACGCCTCGTGCATAAGACTTGATTACAGCTTGTTGCTTCTTGCTTATTTTCATATCTTGCCCCCTAGTAGTGGTATATCAAACGGCCTGCCATCTTTATCGCCTGCCTTGGTAAAACTAATGTGTATGTGTTTGGTGTGTTTGTTATAGCCCTTGTATGTACGCCATCTATAGCCCAGGATCCTGCTTGCTATCTTGCCGTTATGGATTACGTAAGATATGCGTTTATCGGTTTTTGCGCATTCTCTGATTTGGTCAGCCAAATATACTGACATCCCTTCGGATGAATCCAGGCGAGAATCCACATCAATGGCTCTGACACATCCCCCATCTGGGTTATGATCCGATTTTCTGGCAGTATGACGAGCGTCGCCCAGCCACCCATCACTGGCAGACTTACGATCAGGGAACCATAAATCAATCTGGTCTCGTAACTGAACTCCTGCTGCGCATAACCACGGCTTCATTAGCTTAGAAGAAGTTTTGCTTCGTCTTCGGTAATGCCAAGTTTATCTAGCAGTGCAGCTTTAGCCTCAGCCTTTGCTGCTGCCTCTGCTTCTTCTGCCTTGCGTTGATCCTCAGCTGCTAAGCGTGCTGTCTCAAGATCAGCAATTTCTTCTGCTGTTAATTCAACTACAGTGGTTTCACCTGTTGAACAATCTACAATTACTTTAGTTGGCATTTCTTCTCCTTTATTAAGCGTTGGATATTCCGTATAAATAGAATGATGAACCTATTGCAAAAGTTGTCTGTTTAAATTCAATAGAAGTAATTGCGGGAGTTCCCCTATACAAACCAGCCCTTGCATTAATATAAGCGGTAGTTGCGTTGTTTTCCGACATTTCTATACCACTTAAAACTTTAGCAGTAGTGCCAGCATAGTTTGGAATGTAATACTCTATATTGGAAAAAGTGTTAGATGTTGCACCATTGGCGGTTATACCGCTTCCCCAAATCCAGGGTGCTTGGTTTGATGCACGACTTGAAGTTGCCGAAGCACCATCACCTGTTAAAACTGTTCGGGAATAATAAGTATTAACAGCACCTTCATCACCATTTAAAACCATATAAAAAGTTCCTACTTCACCTGCACCTAAAGTGCTTCTTGCGCTAATTCTGATTGCTAAGTCGGTGTAGGTTGCTGGTATTGATGAAAACAAAATGGAACTTGCTGTTGATGTTAAAACATTTGAACTGATTAAAGTATATGTGGCTGGCATTTTAGGCTTTCAGTATTCCGTAGAGGGTGGCGGTAGTGCCTGCTTTTAAAGTAGTAACATTTGGCACAATAGTTAATGAGGTAATGGCAGCAGTATTGCGCCATAGAAATACTCTGCGCTGTGTATAACCACTTCCGTTTCTATCTGCTGATGTGGCAACTAAACCAGTTTTGTTAGTAGAACCTGTATAAGAAAATATATCTACTTCATATAATGTAGGGATAGTAGTTTGTGCTTCATCTAAAAATACTTGCGCTACACTTGTTTGTCTACCGCTAGAAGCAGAACTACCATCACCTTTTAAACTAGTAGAAGAATAATTAGTACCAGTATCACCATTTATTCTTAAATAAACATCTTGGGTTGCTGTTAATAAACAGTTAACCACTAACCTTAAATCAGTATAGGCAGAACTAATGGTGCTAAATGTTATGTTTGCTGCGCTACTACCCAAAGTAGTTGTTGCAATTTTCTCATATGTGGCTGGCATTATGCACCTTTGATTCCGTAAAGAGAAAAAACTGAACCTGTAAGAAAGTTGCTAGAACTTGCAGATGTTAATGAAAAAGCACTTACTGCGGTTGTACCAACATATAAAACTGACCTCAAGCCAACCATACCAGTACCGTTATTATCATATCCAAAAAAACTTCTTATTGTTTTATTTTGAGTACTTGAAGCGTAATTGTGTATATCTATTATTGATACTGCAAACACACTTGCGGTTGCGGTAGTGCCTGTTGAACGTGCTATGTTAGAATTGGTTACTACACCAGCAGCAGCACCAGCGGCAGTAACAGTAGCGCCATCACCATATAATTCGTGCCGAACATATACACTACCTGTATCAGAGTTTATTTGCATATTCAAATTAGCATTTTCGGCTGCTCTTGTACTTCTTGATAATATGCGAAGTTGTAAAGAAGCGTATGTTGCAGGTATAGAACTAAATGTAATTGTTGTGGTATCAGAAGCAAGGGTTTGGCTACTAATAGATTCGTACGAACCAGTAGCAGCCGCAACTCCACTAGACAAACTTCCTAATACTGTATTAAGCAATTCCGCCCACCACATACCAAGTATTAGCAGCTGTCTTAATGCAAACTGCTGTTTTGTATTGTGCAAGGGATGGCTGCGCTGCTGTTGCGCCAGCACTTAATACTGTAGTTGTACCAGATGTAACTGCCTTAATTGTGCAAGCACCAGCACCAATGTTTAGTACTGTTAATGCTGTGCCAACTGGATAAGCCACTGATGCATCAGTAGGGATTGTAAAGTTAATAGCTGTGGCTTTGTTCATTACCACTAATGTCTGGTATGAATCATTTAACACAGGTGTGTAATCGGCTGTCTGTGTTGTTCCGATGGTAAACGCAACCAATGAGTTATAATTGGCTGCTGTTAATACATCGCCTGTTACGGCTGGTAAACCTGATGGCATTTTTACTCCTTAATAAGATAAAACGTTTTGTCCTAAGACACCGTAATCTACGTTGCCTATTATAAACCCATCTATGATCGGTTCGAGCGTTGTGAAGGTGGTTTTCCAACTATTTGGGGTGATATTTAGGCTCACTCCAAAAATCTGTAGGGTTTTCTCTATGACTGATCCGCCTGGCTGGGTGGTCTTGACTGTGATTGGATCAAAGAAGTCAAGCTCTAGGGATGCCAGAATGCCTGTGTTGTAGTCAGGCGTGTATAGATCCAGGGTAATGGAGTCCACTCGGATGCTGGTCTCAGCTCTAGATGCCACATAAGCCAAGGCATAGTCCAGAGCTACGGCATCGGTCTGCATCATTAAGTCATTTAAGAAGTAGGAGTGCAAGAAGTATTTATCAATAGATGCTTGGTTGGTTGCAACCTGTGGTGAGCCACCTGTTCTAGATACAGTTGCCTTGTTAAATACCAAAACATCATTAAGCACCCAAGTAGCATCTTTATAAAGGATGCCTGTGCCATCATCTGCAAATAGTGTTGGTGTGCCACCAATAGAGCTAACAGTTACTGATCTATCTTGGAATACAAACGAGCCGCTAGCATCTACATACAGTGCGCCGTATTCGCTGTTTTCGATTGTAGTCATAGCCTGTAGTGCTGTGCGGTTTGTGCCTGGATCTGCCTGCACTGTAGTTAAGCCTGGGTCTATATCACGCATAGAGTTAGGCCAGTCGATCTCATCTAAGATTTGGTCGATACGTGTGCCAGTTAAATCTCCAGCAGTTGCACCTGTGACTGTGCTGATCTGTGCGTTATTGGCTAATCTAAATGCATCTACAGCTTGTATGGTTGTATAAGCAACATCTTCTGCATCTTTAGGATATGTGGTTACATAGCTTGTAATAAAACCCTGAAAGATCGGATAAACAATGCCTGAGTATGTAGCAGTGATCTGCACTTTACGCATAGGGCTTAGGTATGTGTAATAAGGGCTTGCTGGGTTTTGTGGGTTAAAGTCGCCGTTTTGATCTACTATGCGCAGCGTTAAGTTGCCAGTTTGGAATTGATCCGATAGTGCATTACGGCCACGCTTTGTCTGCACAGATAACACCTGGCTAGATACATCAACAATTACAGCTGCTGAATCTGCAAAAACGTTTGTGCCAAAGATACCTTGGTCAAAGATCATAGCTTGGGCGGTTGCTGGCCCAGTGCTAAAGTTAATTATCGCATTTACTACAGGTACGGTCATTAGTTTAATGACCCAGCAGATGTAGTGCTATATCCGCTTCTCTGTGCTACCTGCACGCTGTCGGCTATTAACTGAGCGAATTGATCGCCTGCTTGTGCCACATCGATTGTAAGTCTAACGTCTGCATAAGACATTGGTGTGCCTGATGTGCCTGGTGCATAAACTGGGTTGCCGCTACCCATTGGCACTGTGTAATCAATGCTGCCTAATGGCCCTTGTGGTGTTGGGAATAATTGGCTAATGCCCGGTATGTTTAATCCTGGCGGTGGAGTATAAGCACCAGCGGCTATCTTTTCGTTAATTTTATTTATCAAAGCATCATTCATAGCCTGCATCTTGGCTATCTGCGCTGTTAATTGAGATGCTGCACCACCAAAGGCATCTGCCAATTCTTTAGCCTTTCGAGCAGCTTCCATCTCAACGTTAATCTTCTTGGCCAGTGCCTCGTTGTTATCTAATATGGCAATCTTGGCTTCAATGCGTTTCTTTATTTCTTCATTAGTTTCATCATTCAAAGCCTTGGCCAAGCCAATGCGTTCTAAGTCAAACTTTTCGGCTAATTTATCTACTTCTGATTTTTTCTTCAATTGATCGTTTTCAGCTTTACGTAATGCCACGCTATTCTTCAACGCAGCAGCCTCTAGTTTTCTTTGCTGTGCTGCAATACGACCCATAGCAGGAGTTTCTCTAGCTGCGGCAGTTGGGTACTTGCCTTGCGAGTTTATCTCGTTTAACTTACCTAATGTATTAAATATATTTCCATAGGTCACAATATCTTTTAATGTGGTAAGTCCAGGTATTTTCTTTAGCTCGGCAATGAATACTCCAAAGCCTTTAATGGTATTGCCTGTGGTTTTACCCAGGTTTTCCATTTTTCGAGTGGTTTCTTCAATACTTGTATCTGCACTTAAAGCCTCTAAAGCACCAATAATGCCTTTTCCGATTTCTTCCGACACGTTAGCACTTGCAACTCTCAATAGATCCATCTTGCCTGAGTAAGTGGTTAATCGTGCCTGTGCTTGTCCAGCAAACTTATCATTTAACTCAGCGAGGATCTTGTCCATATCGCCAGCCTTAATGGTGGCTTTGCTTAGGCCTGCACCTAATCTGCTGAGAGCTGTAGTCTGTCCTGAGTAGCCTTTTGCTAATGCTTGGCTAACTTCTGCTAAAGATTTACCTGTTGCAGCACTTACATTAAGAGCGGTGTTTAATGCTTCTTGGCTTAGGGTGATTGATCCAGTAACTGTTAATAATGATTGGAAGGCTGGTCTTAACTCATCATCTAATACACCGCTAACCTTTTGTAGATTAGCAATATACATCTCAACGCCTGGTGCACTGAATTGGTAGCCAGTGTTTTTTAATTGTTGCTCGAGGGCTTTAGCAGCCTTCTCATCTGCTGCAAAGGCATTAACGGCCTTCTTGCTGTAATTGATTAATGCAGCTGCGCTAAGTGATACACCTATTGTCCTACCTAGTTTTTGTATCTGCTTTTCAAAGGTGTTTATATCTTTACGTGCGCCTTTAAGGGCTTTGCCATTCCAGGTTGCCGTTGCGGCTACAAATATATTGGCCATTACGCTGCCTTCTTAATCTGTGTGGTTTTGTTAAAATTATCAGCTGTGCCATTAATGGCTTTTACTATTGCCTCATAAACCTTCATACTGTCTTGTGCCCAAGCTTTATAAACTAAGCGGCCTTGTGTTTTACGGCCACTAGCACGCACATCTTTAACCTTTGGTTGTTTTGTTACAGGTTCTAATGCAGCTATAAATTGTTGGCTTGCAAATGGATTATTTGAGTTATAGGCCTGTACTGCCTTGCTGCGAGCAGACTTCTTGCTGTATGTGCCGCCTTGTCCTTCGGATGTTCTAAACTCAAATGGTGCACGGCCTTGTGGATTTAAACGGCCTGCTACTTCATAGATTGATCCAGGACGGCTTACGTTATAAACATACTGGCTAACCTGGAATCCATTTTTAGTAATTTTATTCTTGCCAGGGTTATAGCCAATACCCTGCCTTGCTGCGGTCGCATCATATTTGGGAAATGGCTTATAGCCAACATCCGATGATAATGGTTTAGCCCAACCAGATAAAACGTCGCCATTGCCAGGTACATAACTTTTAGCTTTAAGAGATACGCCACGCATTAATGGGTCAATGGCCACACTAATACGTTGGCGCATATCTTCATCAATTTTGACTAAACCTTTAAGGACATCCTTAACGCCTACGACCTCTGCTGGCACGTTGGATCTCCCTTGCTCTATCGGTCAGAACTTGCACGATCGCCTCGTACATTTCTGCATCCATATTTATAAACTCTTGCGGCGCAATTCCAGTCTCTACACTTAAAGCAGCGATGCTATATAAAGTTGAGTTGCGCTGTATTATTTTTTTTCTTCGTCTAATACCTCAACGGTTTCCAAAGTATCAATAAACTCTGTACCCCATAAAGGTATTTGTGCATTAGCCCTACGCAAGCATTCATAAGCCAGCCAGAAGATCTCTGTTTGACGTTCGTGCTCACGTAGGACTTTGCTAATGCCTGATCCGTACTTCAATTCGAAAGCGTACTCGACACCTGGAGTTATCTTGTGCTCTGATACTTCCCCATTAGCCCTTGTTATCTTTAGCTTTGCCATTGTTACTCCTTAATTAGAACGCCACTGATGGCGATACTGTTATTGCGGAGTTTACTGTAAATGTAACGCTAGAGGTAGCGATCTCTGCTACGCCACCCTGACCTAGTGGTGTTAGGTTGTTTACCAGGATTGAGAATTGGTAGGTTGGGTTAGCGGCTGATACAGCTGTGCCTTTAACGGTAATTACTGATACTGATAGTGTCTTGCCAAATGCATCGTTTAGGGTTTGCATTACTTGGCTAGCAGCCCAGTCATTGATAAAGTCGATTGTAAATGTGCCAGATTGCAAACCAGCCACGTATCGATGAGACTGATCTCCCATACTTGTGACTTCGAGCTCGTCCACAATTTGATTGATTACAGCGTTTGTTACGTATGCGCTGATGTCGATAGATGGTGTTGTAGGCGCAGCCGCAGTAGCCAACTTAACACCTACGTTATTATTTAAATAGATTGCCATTGTTATTCCTCGTCTTTCTTGGTTTGTGCAGTTGGTTTTGGTGCGTCTTTAATTTGGCCTGTCTTCTTCAAGAAGGCTAAGTCTTCTTCGTGTGTGCTCATTTTAACTCCAGCTCGTTAGGATTGATACGGTTATTTCTGATGTTAATAAATCTCCACTAGCCGCGTTTGTAATAGCTGGAGCGGAGACACTTGATATGTTATAAACCAGGGATGATGCCGCTAGTTTGTTTACTACTGCTACCAAAAAATCTTCTATGCCCTTTAGGTTGCCTTGATTATCAAAGGCAGGTGTAGTTATTAGAATCTTAAAATTGGCCAATGGCGCAATGCTTGTCTGGCTATTATTGCTTGGCAAAATGTAAGGATCGCTAGGGGTTACCACCACACTGTTTGCGAGCAGAGTAGCTGGTGGAAAACTAAAGGTAGACCAAACTCCAGCGTTTGCTAGAGCTGTTGCAAGTGTGCCTCTCAGGGTGGTTATTGCGGCCATTAGCCCACCAATGTTGCGGGTGCTGCATACGGTTGAATGAGACCTCGTACGCGATTTACGAGTTGGTACCCCATCCTGTAAGGACTTGCAGAGATCCCATCCATACCGACCCCACCAGTCTGGCTGACTTGACGTGCTTGCCAGATGTCTACAGCCACGATCATTGCGGCCTCTCTGATGGCAGGGGTTTG